TCAAAGTTTATCGTACCTGTTGTTGAGTTTGAGGATATTGTTGTTATTTCTCCAACACCCTGAAAAGTTTTGTTAGTAAGAATGTCGCTAGTGTTTCTTCCTACAACAGTGTCTGTTAAATTTGGAAGGGATAAGGTTCCATCAGAAAGTATAACAGAAGCGCTTCCTAACAGGCTTGCGGTATTTCTAGATCTACTCATATAATCATTATATAACATTTATAGAATATTAAAAAATAATTATTTATTAATGTTATTAGGGTGTGTTAACGGTTAAAGATGGTACTATATGTGCCAGCGCAGTTCTAGCATTAAAATGCTATTTAAGAAATTCTATTTACATATCCAGCAATATTTATAGCATTAGCCGTTCCTGCAAATGCTCTTACTTCTAGAGAATTGTTTAATGTAAGTCCTGGAGAAACAAGAACTAGTCCTGACTCTGCCGTTATGGTTAATTCAATGTTTTCTGCTGTTGCCGTCCCGCCGAATTGCACAGTCAATTTAACATCGGAGGATGTTGCGTTAACGGCATATAGCCATATTTCGTCTATGCCAGATGTGCCAGTCTGAGCGGTATGAATAATAGTACCTGGGGTAGCAGTGGCAGAAACCGCCACTGGCTTTCCATTTGTTGATCCTGATAAGTTTATTTTTGAAAAAGTTGCCATATAATTATTATATCATTGTGGATTAAAATCCAAATTTATCTTTATCATACAGATAATTGAAGTTAGCCTCTTCATCTGTTAACGCCCTATTGTAAACCCTAAACGAGTAAAGATTTCCACTCCAACTATTTCCAATAGTTGCAGGGTTCGACCTATTCCAGTTTACCGTTGCAGTTCCGTTAGACCCGGAGTTGACTTGAGAAACTCTATTTTTTATCATTTCTCTATTCGGGGTAGCACTAGTTCTAGTCCTCCACGCAAAGTGGTTAACGGAAGAAGTTAGAGAGGAGTCGTTAGAGTAATTAATTCTCTGAGTACTTGAACAGCAGCCGCTTACATCATAATAAGTTTGACCATTGGAATAATAAAAGTGTGTTTGTATTCCCCTTGTGTCGGACCCTGAAGTGGGACTAGCCTGCCAGTTAAAAAAGTTGTTTCCCGTAGTTGAATTTATTTTTGATACTACCTCAACGTAGTGTTCATTGGTAGATAAGAATCCAAAGGAGTCGCTGGCGGGTCCTGTAAAGGTGCCTCCGCTAACAGTAAAGAATCCAGAAGAGTTCCAAGATATTCCGCTTCCTATTGAATAATCTCTGTTGTTTCCACTGATGTCATACCAGGTAGATCCAGTGCCTGAATAAGATTCAATATCGCTTGCATCTAAGAACAAAACAAGTTCGTCTGTAATGTATGGCACCTCCTCAACAGACTTTTCTCCATATGAAGAAATTATAGAGGATGGTGCTATCCTTCTAAGATCCATTATATGGATACCCCATATTTTTCTGATATCCAAGACTCAACTTGCCCATACTCAGTTGAGTTTAGTGTTCTGTTGTATACGGCTACAAATGCCACATTCCAATCAGAACTTTCTCCACTAGCATATGCCCCATAGTTAATCGACAGTTGCTTGCTCGTGGCGCCGCCGCCCGTTCCTCTTTGTGTTCCGTTGCTCCTGTAAAGACTATTCTGATCTGTAGAAATAACCCAGTTATTACCATGAGTGTCAGTTTGTCCCGTTATCCATCCGTCATGAAATGCTACACCAGCGTTACCTCTCCAAAATCCAGACAGCCAGTTTGTTCCTACACCGTCAAAAATTCTTCTTCTTGTTCCTCCAGTGTATCTGGCAAGGTGAAATAGTGTAAAAGTTGATGGAAGAATGGCTGCTGGAAATCTTATCCCTGAGTTTGTTGCTCCTTGCAGAGTGTCAATGCTTAAAGAGGAGCCATTTCCGCTAATCGTTGGTGTAGATATTGTTCCGGTAGTAGAAGTTGCATGATTATTGTTTCCAGAAATGTCAGACCATTGGCTCCCAGTCCAACTTTCAAAGTCGTATAATCCTACTAGACCGTCAACTACAGGCGGGGTTCTATTGTCAATCACCATTTCTCTGCCATAATTCAACCATGAAGAAGCAGGGGTAGAGGGCAGAAATCTCTCTGTCCTTAAAGACATTTATGTAAACATCCTTGTAGATATAATAATTTGATCGCTATCTGCTTCAACGGTGCTTCCTACCTCTACCCACGCTGATCCATCATACGATTTAAGTTTTGGCTTTGTTGTTTCTGCATTGTCTACCCACAAATCTCCCGTTGATGGAGAGTTTGGTTGTGTATTTTGAAGAGGTATGGTTTTTTGCTTTGATGCAATAGAGTTGGTCACAGTGGTAGCAAAGTTTGCGTCATCCCCAAGTGCCGCTGCTAATTCATTTAGAGTATTTAGCGTTTCTGGAGAAGAGTCAACAATTGCTGCTGATGCACTTGATGCTGCATTATCTGCATATTCTTTAGTCGCCAAAATACTTGTATCCGATATCCCATGAACGTTTGTTGTATCAGATTCGTGGGCGGAAACATCTGCTTTAGTGGCTAACAACGAAGTGTCGGCAACCCCATGAACGTTTGTTGTATCAGATTCGTGGGCGCTTAAGTTTTCTATACTAATAAAGTCTTCTGTATTGGGAATAGAAGACCGTAAATCTTTTAATGTTTCTACAACTCTTTTAGAAAAATTATCAGTCATTTTTAGATTATATCAAGCAAGTAGTTCTACTTGTTCTTGACTTTGCCCCCCGTCTAATAATTGATTATATGTAGAATCTGATGCTCCGCCATCTAATACCCCTGCAAAAATCAAGGTAGAAGAAGTTCCGCCATCTAGGGAGTAGTATGATCCTACCTGAATCCATGCTCCACCAAATGCCACATGGAAAGTTAAGTCTGGATAATAAAACAACAACCCCCCATTATTTGGATTTTCTGGAAAATATGAAAGTGTTTTAGATGCAGAAATACCTTGCCATGATGCATTTGTTCCATCAGTTTGTAAAAATTTATCTGCATTGCCCGATTGATTAGGAAGAGTTATTATATCATCTAAAGTGTTTAGGGCAGATTGAACATTAGTGTTCAAACTGGAAAGATTGTTATTAAAAGAAGATGTGTCAACAATAATTCCACTGGCGTTCGCTATAGGAATGACAGAAACGGGAACGGGAACTAATGTCCTTACTGGATCGTCTCCCCCGAAAAGAAAATCATATTCAGATCCGCTACCAGACAAATTGTTTGCATAATACTTTATAACAATTCTATCTGTAGCAATTAGTTCTGTAAAACTTGTTAAGGCGGTGGCGTTAAACTCTAAGTATTCATTTAGGTCTTCGGGGTTGATGGCGCCTGTAGTATCCGATGTGGACAATAAGGTTTCTGTGCCTGAAGAGTTTCTTTTGTATACCCGGAAAAAAAACTCTCCATAGTTATTTTTATTTCCTGATGTTTTTCTTATATTTCCAATAGTAGTAATACCGATAACTCCAGGGTTCCCCACAACAAGTCCTGCTTTAGATGAAAGGGAGGCAATTAATTGATTAGAGGAGTTTATGCCTCCTGTCCCTATATTCACCGCAGTGGTGTCATAATCTTCATCGGAAATGTTATCTACAAGAACATAGTATCCAGAAACATCGGAGTCGGCTGTAGTAGCATACAGGTTTATGTTAGAGGAAAGGGAGTTAATATCTGCCTTGCCCATGCTCAGTTCGTCAAGAGCGCCCTTAACATTAGACGCAGATAGATCAGCATCTTCATTGCTATAGGTAACAAGGTCTGCCGTGGGGGATATTTTAGGATTAACAAATATTGATCCCGTGAGAGCGCTGCTTTCTACCACTACTCCAACAACAATTGTTTGATTTGGAGAGACTGGCTGAATCTCTGTTAATGATCCTGGGGTTGCTGCACTAGCGTATAACTCTGTTCCTGCTGAATAGGAGGATGTGTCAATGCCTCGAACCATTCCAAAAGCAGTCACATACCCATGCTCATCGTCTAAAATATTTTCAGTACATATTCCTACAATTTGAGCAGCATTTACAGATCCATCAGCAATAAACTTATTTATTAAAGGATGAGCAGGGTGTCCTGGAGTTGATTCTCCTTCTCCCGCGATATAAACAAGTTCTCCATTATTTATTTGAGACCCTGTTTCATTTTTAACTCGTGCGTGAAGTTCTTGACCGTTTTTAAGAACTATCCCGCCCTCAAGACCAAAGTCAATCGTTCCATCTACGCTGTTCCATGAAATAGACCCCTGAGCAGGTGACGACTGGCCAGTAGGGGAGATATTGATCTGCCCTACGTTTATTGGTGTTAAAAATTTTTTAGCCATATAAAGTATTATACTCCTTCTAGTTTAGGGGAGGAGGCTGTTTACCCCCTCCCCTCAAACTATTTATCCTATTACAACTACACGATAAGCATCTGTAGCGGGGGCAAGAGTAAAAGAAACAGTAACAGTATTTGCATCTGTTCTTGTTACATCTGCCTCAACGGTATCGTATGTAGCATTATCGTAAATTTGAACTTGAACATCTCTTGTTCCAAGGCTGTGGGTTACAGCAAATGAAGTGTTTGTTCCATTTCCCACGCTTGCAGTTGCCTTTTTGGTAAATGAGTCTGTTACCAGTTTTGCCTCTAGTGTAGCAATGTCTACGGCAAGACCGCTAGCCTTTGACAAATAACTTGTAGTAGCCAGGGTTGCGTCAATTACTAGGTCTCCTGCTGCTTCTGCATTATCTGCGTAAGTTACAGAAACAGAGTTACTCCCAGAGACTAGCCCAGCAACAACATCTTCTACGTCTTCTTGAAATCCAACAATTTCATTTGCGGAAAGATCATCGCCATCAAGCAGTAGTGCTGCATAGTTACTTCCATCTCTTGTTGCTTCCCATGTATCGCTGGTTTCATTCCAACGAAGAGTTACATTTGTGTCGTCTCCACGCTCAACCTCAATACCAGCATTTTCTGATGCAGAACCTGTGGCATTAGAGTTAAGGGTAATAATATTGTCTGCTAAATTAATTGTTTCTGTATTTATAGTAGTCGTTGTGCCAGATACTGTCAAGTCTCCAGTCACAACAAGGTCGTCATCAACAGTTACTGTGCCGCCTGCGGAATCTATGGTGAGATTACCTGTAGCGGTATCAATTTCGTTGTCACCAGTAACGCCAACTTGAACTTCTCCTAAAGTAGCACCTGCGAATGTGGGTTCTGCTTCAGTATGAATATCTTGCGGTGTGGAAAGGGTTACCTCTCTTCCCTCTGTCCCAGAGCCAGTAACGCTGACCTGGTTTGTTGTTCCAGTAACGGTAGCAACATAATCACCTGTGGTATCTGTGCCAAGAGCAACACTGTCGGATTGCACCGTTGTGGTAATGTCAACATTTCCCGTACCATCGAATGAAACAGAACCTGCAACGTCTCCACTCAACGAAATAGTTCTGCCAGTCTGAAGCGCAGTCGCTGTAGCGGCATTCCCCGTTGTGTTTGCATTAACCGTGCTTGGGAGTCCAATTGTTGCAACCCCATCTACAACAGACACTTCTACCTCATTTGTTGTGCCTTGAACATCTGTTATTGCTCCTACAGAAACCCATGCCGATCCATCATAAACTCTGAGAATGTCTTCAGCAGTGTTGTAGTAAATACGGCCTTCAAAATTTCCAGTAGTTGGGTCTGTGGAGAGTTTTTCGAAGGCAGCGTTAATAATTTGATTACCCGCTAAATCAATGTGGGTAAGAAATCTTTTAGCCATAAAAACTCATCTCCTTTCTAAGATAAGTATGCTTTTCCCGAAATTGCAGAATTAAATGTTGCGGTAATTTCATTTGCATTTGCATATTTGTAATCACCTTCAACAACATTTTTTTCGGAATCAACAATAATGATGTTTGGAATAAAAGATAAAGTGTGAACTATATTCCAAACAGTTGAGGGAGACGCCTGCGCGTAAACTTGACCTAAATCATCTGGGTCGTTGTTTCCTAGAGGAACTCCTAATCCCCAACCACTTTCAGTTTTTGGCCCAAATAGTTTTCCAGTATTAGTATTAATATACTGGTCACCAATTAAACCAATATTTATCGAAGGGTCTACTGCCCCAGATAAAAGTTGTGATCCTCTTGGGCCTTGCGGTCCACTGTCTGAGGAAAGAACTACAACATCTTGTTCACAGGTTGTTACACTAACCTGAGAGTCAACTATTGTAACGGTAACTTCTGCCATCTATCTAGTCACCTCTGGTGTAACGATAAAATTACCCTCTAGTATTCTGTATACTTCTGACGATGAAGCAATTTCTAAATCATAAACATATTTTTTAGGAAAAATCAACTCAGTGTCTTGATCGTTAATAAAGAGATCTATGGTCCCCTCTTCTCCACCAAGGGTAATTCCACTATTTTGTGTGTTAATGTCAACAACAATGTTTTTGCTCGCATGATTTTCCCTTACCTGCATTCTTGCAGTGTATCCAGTAAGGTCAACAGGGTCGCCATCTATTCTATAAGTAAGTTGTTTGGCAAAGGTAGCCCCCTGAGGGCACAATATGTTATATTTTCCAGGTGTCATAGAGGCAAAACTCCTATTAATTTTAAATCTATTATATCAGGTTTGTGTTGTTATAAGAATGTTATTTAATTTATTGACTACTTGATGAAAACGTATGTACAATATTTTTTAATGTAGTTAAAAGTAAAGGGTAAAGATAATGATGATCTTCTTAGAATCCAAAACAGAGACCCGAAGGGTCTGATCTTAATAACTAATATTTTCTCTGGCTAATACACTTTACATGTGATATATTTCTTATAAAGGAAGGGTACTTTTTTGAAAATCAATGTTTTAGATAAAGGTTATGTAGGATTAGTAAATACTTTTGGAACTGAGTTAGATATAGTTAATGCAGCACGCTTGTCTTATGACAAGCAGTCTTCATCTCTTGAAGATAAAGATAAAAGACTCTTGAATTTCTTAATAAGAGAAGATCATACCTCTCCTTTTAGACACGTTCACCTTTCTTTGGAGTTTAAGTCTCCTCTTATGGTTGCAAGACAGCATTGGCGGCATATTGTGGGGGCATCAACACTAGAAGACGGAACCCCTTTCTCTGAAATGTCAAGGAGGTACGTTAGGGGAGAGGAAGAGTTTTACATCCCCCTTGTCAGCCAGTGGCGCAGTGCCCCAGAAAACAGCAAGCAGGGGTCAGGAGATCCCGTAAGTCCAGAGGTTGGTGAAAAGTGCCTCCAAAGATTACGAGCCTCTGTGGAGCGTGGAATTAACGATTACAGGGAAGCATTAAAAGATGGGGTAGCCCCAGAGCAAGCCAGAATGCTTTTGCCAGCATATGCAATGTATACTAAGTATTTGTGGACTCCTAGCCTTCATGCTGCACTAAGTTTTGTTAAAATGAGAAGTGCAAAAGATTCTCAGTATGAAATAAGAGAATATTCTTTGGCAGTAGAAAAAATTATTGAATTAGAGTTTCCACATGTATATAATTTTTGGAAAAACACATGAGGAAAAAATGGAGCGATGATTCTGCTAGATTAGAAATAATAAAAATAAATATTAACTTTACTCCAACTGAAGAGTACAAAAACTCTAAATATCCTTGGAAAGGGTTTTGTACAGTTTGCAAAAAAGACATTTCTCCTAGGTTTTCAGATTTACTTTTTAATCAAAAAGCCTGCATACACTGCTCGTACAAAGAAAGATCTGAAAAAATCTCTAATGTAAAAAAATATCTAAATCAAGCCCAGGAGCAAGGGTATACCGTCAAGGGAAGTTCTAGAAAAAACTCTGGAAGAAAATCAAGAAAAGAGTTTATTGCTTACATGCATCTCCAATGCCCCGTCGGACATGACTGGAGCGTATCTACAAATCATTGGCGTGAAGGAAATCGCTGTCCATCTTGCTCAAAATCAGGATTTGATAAAAATAAAAAAACATATGTCTACATTATTCGTAATAGCAATTGGGTGAAGTTAGGGATAACTAACAATATTGAGTCAAGATTAAAAAAGCATAAAAAAAACTTTACAATAATAGTAAAAATTGAAGAGTTTGAAAATGGAATAGAGGCAATTCAAATTGAAAAAAAGTGGAAAGAACATATAGGCAATTTTAAACAACCAGATAGTAAGTTTGATGGCTATACTGAAACCGCAGAAATAGAAGCGCTAGCATCATGGAACACACATCGTGTCTTGTAAATCTAATAAGAATTTCCGTGGCGCGAAAATAGAACAAAACCCCACACACATGTGTATCTATGCGTACATGTGCAGAGTATATGTGACATAATATTTCTATGACAAGCATTCGAGCACAGCAAAGAAAGCAAAAATGGTTGCAAGCACAACACATAAAACAAGCACAAGGTTGCATAGATTGTGGTTATAATGAGCATCCTGAGGCATTGCAGTTTGATCATGTATCAGATAACAAAAAAGACTGTGTATCAAATCTTATTCGTAGTGATTATTCATGGAACACTATTATAGAAGAAATAGATAAGTGTGAAGTTCGATGTGCTAATTGTCATGCTGCTGTGACTTCCCGTAGAAAGATCGCAATTCAGCCATCTGGATCATGAGTTGATTGTTTTGTTGTTTGAGGCTGCGAAGATCAGTGCGTAACATTTCGTTTTCTTTAATGAGTAAATCTATTTTTTTGCGGGATTCTTCTAGTTCTATGCGTAACTCATTCATGGTTAATTGCATTGTTTCCACCGCCGTTTGAGAAGATTCGCTTAAAGCACTATATATTTCGGCAACATTCTTTTTTCTGTTCAATAACCAAGTAATTACCGCCGCAATAGGGGCTGCGAGCACGCCAATAACAGCAATGATGATGGTGGGTTCCATTATTTTTTCAAACTCCGATACACATAGAGTAGGTCAAGGTAACGCACCGCCGACGCTACACCCATACCAGCCCAAACAACAACCAGAACAAACCATAGCCACCATTCGGGGGGCGTGGTGTGCATGGCTGAACTTAGATACATTAGGGTTGTGGTAATGGAGGCTGCACATATAAACAGCCAACCGTATTTTTCGCCCACAAGGGATAAAATAGGATGCTTTTTTCTTTTACATGACAAACTCATCATAATTAATATAGAAGATGCCATGAAATATAACGAAACAATAACAAGAAAAACACTACTTACGCCATCGGTGACAGTTTCTGGCCAGGTTTCGCTGACAATACTATAGAATCCAGTAATAAAGAGTAAAAAAGCAACATAGAAATCAAAAGGGCGTTGCATTACTGTCGAACGTATCGCATCTTTTATTCTGCTCAAGCATGTCGCCCCTTTTTTATTAAACTATAATTAATTATAACATTATTTACCATTTTCTTAATGGACAATATGCATTAATTAACCATGTCTTGGCTGGCATAAAACACTTACATTGTTTACATTGTCTTGTAAGATCAACAAATTCAGGACATTGACGACATATTTCTAATCTTTTGAGTCGTAATTCCTCTACCGTCCAATTTTCTTTATTTAATAGGTCCCAAGGCTTTACTGGTTTCATAATACTATTATACATATCGCCAAATGTTATCAAAATGTTATTTAATAATGAGAAAAGTTTAAAAATTTTGTAAATATGACACCATGCTTTTTAAATAATCTGTGTTGTCATTAACCATTCCGAGAGTTTTGTTACAACGTGCACACAATAGTCCTCTTATACACATGCCACAACTACCCACACCAGGACAGCATTTGTGATCGTGGTCTACTGAAAGCCTTTTGCCATCTAATTCTTGTTGTTTGCATATTTTGCAAACTCCCTTTTGACTGTTAAAAATTTTCATGTACTCTTCTACATTTAAATGATATCTTCTTAAAACGCTTTCTGTGCCCATAAACTTTTTACATTCTTTACAATATGTCTCTCTACGTTTACTTTTCTTTTCTATACCCGCATATTCCGAATATGGTTTTATTTTTTCACAAAGCCTACATTGCTTATGAGTGTCTGTTTTTTCTAATACTTTAAGTACTCTACCACCACGATACTCAAGGACTTTTTCAGACATACATTGCTTGCACCAAGAGTGTATGCCCGATTTGTTTCCGCTGTTTTTAGTAAACCCATCAATATTTTTTATTTCCCTACACTTAGTGCATTCTTTATGTGTTTCTGATATAAATCCACTTTTACCATACTCTCTTTTACTCCCCCTCCTCCTTCTTTGATATTCGTTATCGCATTCTTTGCAATATGCAGAATACCCACTCTTCGATGCAGAATTTTTATAGAATTGGTCAAAGTTTTTATTTTGTTGACATTTTGAACATGGTTTTATGTATATATTATAACATGTCAAACTAGAATATCTCTATGTTTAATTTTAGAGAGATTTGTACGGTACGCAAAATCGAGTGCGCTAAGGTGAAAGAATAGAGCGCACTCAAAACCGTTGCAGCGCAACACATATGAGGGCACCCGAAAGCCGTTGCAGCACAACGACTTTTGCAAGTGCTGGCTGGATATGCGTGGCCACAATATTAGTACAAACGTTCTATTTATCCTGTGACACAACCGTTATAAAAATATCTTGAAAATGTCCGTTTTGATATGATTTTGGATTAGACAAGTGTCAGGCCCTCATGATAGGGTAGTTTTATAACTAAATATCCTGAGCAAATAAGGCACCGATAGGTGCATGAGCCTCAGGCGGCAAATGTCAGACCCTCGTAGGAAGGTGTAGTCATGAACAGGATACAAGAAGCAATCGATAATTATATCCGCGTACAGCGGCAAGTGTTCAACAACGAAGAAGGTAAGTGATTAACATGGCCTGGCCTAACTATACCGTAGAGGGCAAGCCCGTATGTCAGCACATTTTTTGTGACAATCGTTCTGCCCGCCAATTTGCAAGGCACAAGATCACACAAGTGTTTGGCAATGGATACAACAGGGTCACCCTTGTGTGTGATGCTCACCTGCCAGTCATTGAAAAAGTGTTAGATGGCAACGATTTTGTGGAGGCATTGTAATGCTGAAAAGCGCTGCGGCACTAACAGTTTTCATATTCCTAATGGGCATCGTAGGACATATCGAAACTATGTAATCTCGAAAGTTGTTGCAACGCAACAGTTTTCGGCCACCGGCCCCGCGAAAGTCATTGCAGCACAAGGGTTTAAGAAGTTGCTTTAAGAAACCCCAAAAATATCTCGCAAGATGCATAAAAATATTTGACAATGTCAGACCCTCATGATAGGGTAGTTTTATAACTAAATATCCTGAGCAAATAAGGCACCGATAGGTGCATGAGCCTCAGGCGGCAAATGTCAGACCCTAGTGCTAAGGTGAACCCATGAACATATACGAGGTGTACTACTTAAACCAATACTGCCGCGTCTTCTACTTTCGTGATGGCGCACTAGACTACATTGAATCTGAGGTAGACGCTGATCCTCGCGTTAACTTTGGTGACTTTGAGATCCTTGACAAATCAGACTTCCCAGATTAGGATAATGCCATGATGACAACAGAGCAGCATGATACGGAAATTGTTATATGCGCCCTATGCGACGAAAAGTTTTTAGATTGGGTTGATGGCCACAACCTAGTCTGTGACTACTGCGAGAACTTTGAGCCACTAGACTTTGATGAACGGGAGGACTAACATGGAACGACCCGATGCATTTATCTTAAATCTAAAAATGATCAGCAATGACCTTGCGAGACTAGAACAAATTGCAGAGCGCTCTCGCAACGCATCCGATAATGATGACGACTACTCTATGGGCGAAGAGGTTATGTTTTCCTTGCGAGAACTTCGCCATGCTATTCGGGACAGGATATTAGAGGATGCGGGCTGATAGTTGTTGCAGTGCAACAGTTTTCGGCCACCGGCCCCGCGAAAGTCATTGCAGCACAAGGGTTTAAGAAGTTGCTTTAAGAAAACCATAGTTGTTGCAGCGCAACGGGTTTGAAGTATATGAAAATATATTTTATGCAGCCCAATGATATTTTCCCGTTATGCAAATGTTATAAATAATTCTTGCAGAATGTCCGATTTGTCATGATTCATAATTTTACAATGTCAGACCCAGACGATAGCCTTGAGACATAACAACAGCCACTAGGAAGGTTCTCATCATGATTGATATTTGCGAAGCGTGTGGACATGTAGGCGTGCTATTCAAGGGCCTATGTGTTGGGTGCGAAATCTATATGCACATTGGGTATGAGGAACGTAGCCTAGTTATGTCTACTCTCATTGCTAATTCACTCCCCCCGCTCACCGACGACCCGTGGTGGGTTGATGCGCTGCTCGAGGTGACGGCATGAGCGCGGTAACCCCAGCCGCGCGACGCGCGCTAGAACTTATCGACAGCGGGTACCGCATGGATGTCACGCGGCGGATGTTGGATCGTCTCGAACGGGACGGGCTGATCGATTTGGGTCTGCTTGGTAGTCCCAACCCGTGGTGGTATGTGACCGATAAGGGACGAAAGGCGATGTCATGAGCGCCGACTATACTATGGGCGAACTAGTGCGGGAGGTCAGCCAAGTGGCCGACCACGTAGGCAATTCCTTGGCCGTTGGCAGGACTGTCGACGTGGAATGGGTTGCGCGTAAGTTGCGGGCCCTAGCCGAAGAGTACGACGACTAGCCTAGGTCTATGGTGCCGACCCTGCCCTATAGGTAGGGTGGGTGCCATACCCGTAGGGTAGACAAACAGACAGACCCCTAGTGTAAAATCAAACACTATCCAACAAACGAAGGATTAAAAAATGACCACCTATACCGCTAAAGAGTATGCAGAACAACTCGCCGTCTCGCTGCGAACGGCAGAGGTCGAAGACGTTGGCGATTACCTAGAAGACATTTTGGACTACAAGTACACTAGAAACTCTAGGGGTGACCTTGTTTCGGTAACGCTGCTCGTGGCACATGGCGGCCCTAACGCTTGGATCACCTTTGGCTATGGCGGTGAAACATATGTGGAGTGCTCGTGGTGGTCAGGCATTGAGAGTGTCTATGTGGGAGAAACAGAACTGGCCGAACGTGTCCTAGATTATTTTGAGGAATCGCTGCTAGTGTCCTAGCCACAATGTCAGACCCTCATGATAAGATTTAATCAACTACTAGCAAGGAGCAAGACATGTGGCAGGATAAGGCAGAATGCTTAAACGTTGACAGTGCAATTTTTCTGAGCGGTGTCACGTCTAGAGTCAATCAGGCGAAAGAGGTATGCGAATCGTGCAGCGTCATCGACGATTGTCTAGCCTTTGCTATTGCAAACGATGACTTTGAGCCTCATGTATACGGGGGAATGACAGGAGCGGAACGGCGCTCATTTGTATCTAACTTGCAAGAAGATATCGCTATCAACTATGGAAAGGTGTCAGCATGAATAAACTAACCCTAACCCGAGCAGACGTCGACACTATTGTAATGTGTTTGCAGCATCTCATGGATCGCGAGGGGTGGCTGTTGAAATCTCTATGCGATGAAATTAACGATCAATTAGATGGGCAGGAGTACTGATGAACATCCTAGAGTTTGGAGATCACCTCATGGAAAAAATATCTGACCCCGACCACTACTGTAAATATTGCAAGGAGGAATCATGATTAGATCCCGCCGAAACGCAGGAAGCCATCGGACTAACTGCCACTACGGCTGCTGCCGAAGCATGAGCAAAAAGCAGGAGCGTCGATACATCAAACGACGTGAGGCCACGCGTCGCAACCCAGCCCCACTCACCGAACACACCTCACAATCTGTATCCGCACAATCTGCATCTGCACCATCCGCCACGACACAACGGAGGTCCCACGCATGACCACGACCGCTCACCCCGAACTTGACGGCCTTGGCCGATACGACTACGGCTGGCGCGACTCCGATACCGCCGGCGCCAATGCACGACGTGGCTTGTCCGAGGACGTGGTGCGTGACATCAGCGCATTGAAGAATGAGCCTGACTGGATGCTGCAGATGCGGCTGAAGGGTCTGCGTCTGTTCGAACGCAAACCGATGCCCGTGTGGGGATCAAACCTGGGGGGTATCAACTTTGACTCCATCAAGTACTTCGTGCGTTCCACGGAGAAGCAGGCAACAAGTTGGGAAGAGTTGCCCGACGACATCAAGAACACCTATGACAAACTCGGCATCCCCGAGGCGGAGAAGCAGCGTCTTGTGTCTGGTGTTGCGGCCCAGTACGAATCAGAGGTCGTCTATCACCAGATTCGCGAAGACTTAGAAGAGCAGGGTGTGCTCTTTCTCGACACCGACTCGGCTCTGCGCGAACACGAAGACCTGTTCCGCGAATACTTTGGCACGATCATTCCCGTGGGTGACAACAAGTTCGCTGCACTCAACACCGCGGTGTGGTCGGGTGGGTCGTTCATCTACGTACCCAAGGGCGTCAAGGTCGGCATCCCCCTGCAAGCCTACTTCCGCATCAACACTGAAAACATGGGGCAGTTTGAGCGTACCTTGATCATCGTTGATGAGGATGCCTACGTGCACTACGTTGAGGGTTGCACGGCACCGGTTTATTCATCTGACTCGCTGCACTCGGCAGTGGTGGAAATCGTGGTCAAGCCCAACGCACGATGCCGCTACACGACGATCCAGAACTGGTCCAACAATGTGTACAACCTCGTCACCAAGCGGGCGGTTGCACAGCGCGGAGCCACCATGGAGTGGATCGATGGAAACCTGGGGTCGAAGGTCACCATGAAGTACCCGGCGGTGTGGATGACCGGTGAACATGCCAAGGGTGAGACTCTTTCGGTGGCATTCGCCGGTGAAGGACAGCATCAAGACGCAGGCTCCAAGATGGTCCATGCCGCGCCGCACACATCGTCGAACATCGTGTCTAAGTCCGTAGCCCGTGGCGGCGGCCGTACCTCCTATCGTGGTCTTGTTCAGATCCTCGAAGGATCACACGGCTCGAAGAGCACGGTGAAGTGCGACGCCTTGCTGGTAGACGATATTTCGCGCAGCGATACCTACCCGTATGTGGATGTGCGTGAAGATGACGTCTCCATCGGTCATGAGGCGACCGTGAGCAAGGTCAGCGATGATCAGTTGTTTTATCTGATGAGTCGAGGAATGACCGAGGATGAGGCGATGGCCATGATCGTGCGCGGGTTCGTTGAGCCCATCGCCCGAGAGTTGCCCATGGAGTATGCGCTAGAACTTAATCGGCTCATCGAGTTGCAGATGGAAGGGGCCGTTGGCTGATGTCACCGGTGATGGTGCCGGTTCGCGGTTATTACGAGCGCGAAAGTCGTTGCAGCGCAACGGTTTTCGGGCCGGTCACGATTCCTTGGTTTGATGATAACCATACCTTTAAGATGCCTCTTTAAGTTCTCAGTGTCAGACCCTCGTGATAGTTTTTATTTAACAACAACGAAAGGAAACGACATGACCCCCTTTGAATTTTCCGATGACCCGTGGGTTGATGCGCTGCTAGTGGAGGTGACGGCATGAGCGCGGTAACCCCAGCCGCGCGACGCGCGCTAAAACTGATCGACAGCGGATACCGCATGGATGTCACGCGGCGGATGTTGGATCGTCTCTGGTCGGACGGGCTGATCGATTTGGGTCTGCTTGGTAGTCCCAACCCGTGGTGGTATGTGACCGATAAGGGACGGGAGGTGATGGGATGAGATCGCTGAGTACCCCTTCTAGGGGGAAAGGCACCGGGCGCGAAAGTTGTTGCGGCACAACGGTTTACGAGGTTAAGATAACAAGCCATGAATGCCAAACCCGTTGCAAACAAACAACTTTTTAAACTTGACATCACTTACAATATATGCTAAAATCATGTCATGAATAATACTCGCAAGTCTAATGGACATCTGAGAGCCACCCTTGACCTTCGTCGTTCTAATGCTGCTCAGCCTCACAAGAATAAGGCCAAGTATTCTCGCAAGCCTAAGCATCGTAACCAATTTGTTACCGAATAGCCCCCCTTCCCCCTTTGACAATGTCTGACTAATCTGATAGGTTTACCTCATGACAACGAAACTAGCACAAGAAGCCCTGACCACCGTTCCCACCTACGCACAGTCCTTTCGTGACCTTGTAATGACCGCAACACTTGCCCAGATGGAAGCCGCCAGCGTGTGGTATTCTGAGGCGCAAGAGGTGGCTGAGGACGTGGCCGAACTAATGAGCATTAGCCTAGAGTGTGGCGCGTCTGTCGTTTCGGCATTCTCTCCCCGTGAGCGTTGGGCCACCAACGTTGCCAAGTCATATGCGTTCGCCAACGGCAAGCCCGTCAAGGGTCTGTCTAATAATCTAAAAATGGCCGAAGCCTCTGTTTCGCAAGGCTTTTCGGCTCTCAAGGGCCAGAAGACTAACGCCTTCGCTCGCGCCATTGCTGGTGACACCGAAGCGGTAGTCATTGACGTGTGGATGATGCGTGCTGCCAACATGTCAACCGATAGCCCCACCAAGAAAGTGTATCGAGAACTGTCGGAAGCCATTTGCGTTGTGGCTCAAGAGTTTGGGATCACTCCCCGTACCGCTCAGGCACTAATTTGGATTATCGTAAGGGGAGGGGCGTCATAGGAATGGCGCTTGCCTTTATATTTTTTAGCATTACCGTCCTAGTCTTATACATAAACCCCAATAGACCTAGAGCAATTTCTTTCGTACCCTACTTGATCGTCATGCTTGTGTTGTGGGGCATTGTATTAAAAAATGCATAGCCATAAACCGTTGCCCTGCAACCAGTTTGACCGCATATCCAAAAGCCTTGTGCTGCAACATGTTTGCAGTATGGGGCCGGTCGCATTTTAAAGAGGAACCTCCTTTCTTTTAAGATCATTAAGAAAAAATCGCTGAAAATCGTGGAAAATCTGGCAATAATCAATAAAAAATGATAGTGTCATGACATGAACAATAACGATAGGCCCAATTCCATTGAAACCCTTTTGGGAATTTTTTTTACCGCCATCATTATCCTCCCCGTCATTGCGGGGCTTGGGGTGGTATTATTTGGATGGCTATAAAAATATAAATAGTTTGGAGAAAACCTTGACATGACCACTGAACATATGGAATTATACTCTATAGAAATAGATGATGTCCTTCTCATTGAAGACGAAGTATATGAGGTAATAGACAAAGACTATGACGAAGAAAGTGTCGGAGAAACTATCGTAATTGTCTTGACTTTACTAGACGAAGAAGGATATAGTAAGAAACTCAAAGGCTTACATCATACCAAAGTAACCGTTATCGTTGACTAAAGGAGAAATAATGACCACTTACCGTACCCTCGAAACTTGGAACACTCGCTATGGTGTTTCGGAGCGTATCGTTACCCGTGATTCACTAGGCAAGATTATTGACAATGTGTCTTGGACTGCCTTGAAGAATTCACCATATATCGTAAAGTAATGCTGGTGAACCTGGACATGTTCATTAAAACTGCCCACAATTCCCCTTGACAAAGGTCAGACCCATGTGATAGTGTCTTACTATCAACTACGAAAGGAAGCAAGAATGATTACTGTTGGCTCACAGTTCACTACCGCGAAGAGCGGCGTCACAGGTACTATCCAAGAGGTTGTCAAGAATGACAATGGCTCTATGCGCGTGCGCCTTGATGTTGAAGGCTCGGTTCGCTGGACTACCGTAAAGGTGGCCTAGCATGGGGGAACGTGCGAATTTCGGAATGCGTCAGGAAGATGGAAACATCATTTTCGTCTACGGGCATTGGGCGGGGGTAAACATGCTAACTTCTTTTGCCTATGCTCTAAGTTCTGCTAATGATCGACTCCCCCACGATGCTGCATATGCAACACGAATCACTATCTCACAACTAGTGGGTAGTGATTGGAGCCAAAATCTTGGCTGGGGAATTACCATTAACACCTTTGCAGATAATGAATATCCAGTTCCTGTCTATGACTTTGGCACAGACACCATTGCTATCTATGACTACTCTTCATATACCAATACAATCACCGAACCCATTGAGGAATTAACTAGAAAAGACTTTATTAATAAGTACGCCCCTCAATTAGTGGAGGCATAAAATGATTGACCCTAGTTTCGTAAACTACAAATACAATAACCTTTCAGACGTTGATCAATTAAACGGCCTTGCTGAGAACCTAAGCAAATCCAATATCGCATTATCAAAGCGTAACGAAGAACTTGTTTACTCTATAGAGTCTCTCAAAGACTATTTGGCAACAGTGTATGAAGATCCTGCCAATCAAAAAGATCTCATTGAAGACATGGCGGAATTGCTAGGAGTTGAACTTACCAAAACCGTATCATTTGATATTGTTGTTCGATACAAAGGATTCGTTACCTGTAGTGCTGATGAAGACCTTGATCAAATTTTTGAAAATGCACACTACTCTATGGACTCCTGGTACGGAGACACAGACGTAACAGGTTCTATTGTAGAGTCTGTGAATGTAAGTAATTAGTCACTCACCTCTGCCCCCGATGAAGCACGCTATTTATTGGGGGTAGAGAGGGTATAATAGAACAAACAAAGGAGAATGAGTGAGTGCTTCAACAGCCACCCCAGACATAATGACAACAAATAACCCAGAGGCTCCTACCTTAACCAAAAAGGATAGATGCGATGCAAAAGGCTGCCCTGCACAAGCATTTGTGATTGTTCAATTTGTTACAGGCTCACTCTATTTTTGTTCACATCATTTTAATGAGCATGAAACTGGACTATTCGATACCGCCGTGAATATAATAGATGAACGTGATCAGATAAATGATCACTCTGAGTCATCTGCATAATTTAATATCTAGCGGTGATCGCCAAGTCTGGTCAAGGCCCCTGTCTTATAAGCAGGAGATCGTGGGTTCAAATCCCACTCACCGCACTCACGCCCTTGTAACTCAGCGGAAAGAGTAGTGGACTTCTAATCCATTAGTCGCAGGTTCGAATCCTGCCAAGGGCACCGGCCCCGAAAACCAATAAAAGTCAAGTCTTTATGCCTTTAAGAAGTTGCTTTAAGAAACCCCAAAAATATCTCGCAAGATGCATAAAAATATTTGACAATGTCAGACTGGTAGGATAAGGTAATGGTATTACACAAACCTAACTAAGGAGATAAAAATGCACGCAGTCGAAGTTGGTCAGAATGGTGAGCAGGCTTTCGCTTCCTTCCGCGAACCCGCGTGGCATGGTCTTGGCACTGTGTTTACCGAAGAAAAGTCTACCCTACAGATGCTTGAAGCAGCATACCTAAACGATTGGGACGTTCGCCTAGAGCCTGTCCCCTACCCCTCTGACTATAATGTCATTAGTCCTATCCACATGGTACTACGGAATAACCCATTCAACAAGGAAACCGATGTTCTGGCTACCGTCGGAGAGCGCTACCGTGTTCTACAGAACGAGGAACTATTTGACTTTGGTGATGCCCTGCTAGACGGTGGTCGTTGGGAGACCGCTGGCTCTCTCAAGGATGGTCGCGTCGTGTTTGGCTCCCTAGCCCTTGACCGTGAGACAGTTCTTGACCCTAATGGTGTTTCGGATGTTGTCAAGTCATACCTGTTGGTTCACACATCGCATGATGGCTCTACCGCAATTCAGGCATCCATCACACCCGTTCGTGTAGTTTGCCAGAACACATTGAACATGGCCCTTGGTCGTGCCAAGCAGTCATTCAAGATTCGTCATACCCAGACTGCTGGTGGCAAGATCATGGCAGCACGCGAAGTGCTTTCTCTGGCAAACAACTACTTTGATGAGTTTGAGAAAGAGGCTCAGTCTCTAATCGCAAAAGAGATCACCCAGGCTACCTTTAACAAAATCGTTGAGGCTCTATACCCTCGTCCCGATAAGGACGCCAAGGGTGCTATCAAGAAGTGGGAAACCAAGGTTGACCTCATTGAGGAGATCTATTCGTCCGAAACTGTCAACGGTGTGGGCATTGCCAACACTGCGTGGGGTGCATACAACTCCATGACGGAGCGCTTGGACTGGTTCCGCAAGGGCCGTGGCGAACGTGGTCAAGAGAACGTACTTGCTGCTGCTAGCGGATTCGACCCCGTTACCAACGCTGAGAAGAACCGCATCCTGCATGCCGTGAAAGAGGTTGCAGGAGTATAGGTATCGCATCCTGGGCATGATGATAAACTGCCCACCCGCACCTATGGAGTAGCGGTTATCTCGTCACCCTGTCACGGCCCGGGCATGATCTCAGGTATGCGCTGGATGGGTCTCGGTTGGCTGACGCGGGTTGGGTTGCTCCGCTGTCGTTGGAGGATTCTTTGCGCAGGCAACAGGCTCGGGCTTACACGCTCCGGGCCCATTTTTTAAACAAAAAACTACTTTAAGAAGGCGTTTAAGAAAGTCATGAAAAAAATCGTGAAAACTTTCTTGCTAATGTCAGACCCATCGTATAAGCGGACGGTTGAGTGGACGTTGGCGCGTCCGGAGTGGCTGAACCTCTAAAGGTGGTTTATAACGGTTAGGTAACAGAGGTCGGATTCACTAGACTTTGAGCCTGACCGACGTATAATGGAGTTACGCCAACACGGGCGACAACCAAAGGGGCAAGCAATGAACACGAGAACCATGATCAAAGTGTCACCACAAGAATTTCTGCGGGCTTACAACCTTTATGACGACGGTATGTATCAAGTAGCCCTAGTCGCGGCCATGAGACGCCTAGAACCCGTCTTCAAAAAGCAAGATACGGGAAGCCTACAAGCATGGGTGGACTCTTTTGCCCGCACTGTTCATGAGACCTCCCAGCGCCATAGCGGTGACGCGGTGATCTTCACTACAGACGCGGATGAGTTAGGTGAGTTCGTGGATGAAGCCATGATGCAGTAACCAACAACTCAGGCAGATGAGGCTACACATAAGGAGGAACTATGGACCCCAACGAAACGTTGAAGGCTATTCGTAAGAATATAAACGTATGGGAAGATGGAGGGCTTCCCTTTGGCTCCCGCGAAGAGTTAGAAGATTTTATTGACGAAGTGTGCGAGAGTGTACTAGCATTGGATGAATGGTTAATTCACGGTGGATTCAAGCCCAATGATTGGAATTGATATGAAAACTGGTTGCTATATCGACGGAAGTCATTCCAAGGCAATTGACTTTGATATTGCCGTTATTGACTTTGCAATAGATCATGGTTATCAAGTTAACAAAGACCAATATGATGCTGACATTAAAGATTATAAAAATGATGTTACCCGAGAAGATGACTTCGACATTGAAGAATGTCTTTACTTTACCGCCGAATTTGCGGTGGAGTACCTAAATGGAACCGTGCCCGACGCACTTTGTTGGTATATAGATGAACAGTCTTTATTCCTAGAAGAAGTGGAGGAGGCATAATGTCTAACAACACACAAAAATACGCGGAGACTATCATGGAGGAAAATAATGACTGACATCACTATGCACCTTACCGCTAATTTTTACCCGCCCATTCCTCAGGACATCAAACTGCGGGCGCAGGAGATCTTTGATGAATTGATTATAGAATCTGAGCCATATATTTTGGGGGGGATAGATGAAGAAGGTGATTGGCAATACCAGTTTTGTAATACCTCTGTATTTAATAGAGAATATGAACTTCCTAATGGCAAGGTTATCTCAGGTTGGAAATTTATAGAGGAACTACGTCTTTGGGACGCCTTGTGGGATCACTGTGAGGAGCCACAGAAGTATAACATTGAAAGTATGACCGATCCTGAAGTACAGGAAATTCCAGGCCAGTTGGAGATGGAACTATGATCAAACTATCGGAGCAAGACGATGACATGATTGACTTCCTGCACTTCCTTGGTGTAGACTTTGCCATAGAGCGAGAAAGTCATACTGACTACCACCTAGCATTGGAGTAATCATGAAAAGGCTAGAGGCTTACTACAATCTGCACAAGAGGTGCTTGTCCTACCGCCCCATTGGTGGGAAGGTGTCTCACGCACAAGCCATGATTCTCAATGATGTATCGTTCTCTGTTCAACCTGCGGGCAGAGCAAGGGTGCTCAGAGATAAGGCTAAGAATGTTCATGCATTCGTCCGAGGCACACCCTCATGGATAGCGGGGGTAAATGAAAGCCTTGAAGACTATACTCCATCAAACATGGATCGGCAGGGGTACCAAAGAGTTACCTACAACCCATATAACAATGATTCATTTGTCATGCGCGATACCGCGACTCCGATTCACAATGCTACTCAAGTTGTAATCATTGACAAAGACATCTGGGTTAGTGGACGTGCCAATGCTGCATAGACGTAGCATAAAGTTCAATAATGTTTCATAAAGAGAACATAAGGATGAATGATGAATGAAAGAGAATATCTTAGAACCCTAGGGTTTGAGGTAGGGGATCGTGGTAGATTCTCATTAGAAATGAAGCAGGCCCTATCTGGTTTTGAGCAGGGTGGAGGCAAGTTAGAAAGACGATCTGGCAAGCGTGAAGATGGACTGCCTGAGGTTGAGCCTGGAGGGGTAGTAACTGAAATAGTGCCCATGAAAAAAATGCGGGAGGAACGAGTACTGAAAGGCAAGACAACAGAAGGATACACCATAGCCTTTGTCATGTGTTTTGGCTGCGGTATGCATATGATCTATTGTTCATGTGAGGGTGGTGTCAAGGCCCCATCATTGGTTATATCTAGCAATGATCCGCTCGTTCGTGTATGATATAAGTCCCCCCACTATAGACAGGACGCATCGTGGAAAAGAAAGCAAGAGCCATAAACAAAGTATTTAATGATATGGACTTTACCCCCGAGGAATGGAAGATTATTGCGTTCTATGTTTACACAGAATCTCGCAGAACAATTGTAGATAATATCTTGCATTTTAGCGATGGCTTGATACACTATATGAATAGCCCACATTTGGAAAAGAATCAGCACCAGCACCGCGACCTAAGGAGATATGATGGAACTCATTGACAAGGCCAACATCCTATCAGAGTTTTATGGACACAGGGATGATGAAGTTTGGCTAACCTTTTTTGATAAACACGAGGAGGGAGTCCTTGCTGGATACCTTGTATCATTAGGTAGTGTCATGCAACTAAGTGCTGACGCAGAAAATAAAATGACAGAGGCATATGATTCACTTTTAGTTGCTTGGGAGGCCCCCGAGGGAGAATACAAAAACTTGAGAGACATTATTTTTGCTCCGTTCATTGAAGACGAAGACGATGTGAAAGGAAACACCAATGGCTAACATCAGCAAGATTACAGGGTATGATCACCAAAGAACTCTAGGAAGAATGAGCATGGATAGTTCCATGCGTAATACTAACAAGACTGAGGTGGCTATGGGCATGTTCGGCTTGCTCTCTCTGCTGCTTCCCATTGTCGTAGTGGGGCTGATTTTTTTTAGTTAGCCCCCTACCCCCAAAAGCCTTGTGCCGCAACAGGTATCAGGGTTTGCGGGCCGGTCATAAAACTAATCTAATAAATACTCCTTTAAGAAGGCTCCTAAAAAAATCGCTGGACTTTTTTTTCGATAACCGGATATCTATTTATTTTAATAAACTCCTTTACGAAGGAGCCTAAAAAATCGCTGGGGCTTTTTGACATTACGAAGGAACATAAAAAATCACTGAACAATTATTCAAAAATAGATTACGAAGGGGCATAAAAAATCGTGGGAAGTTGGGATATAATGTTAACATGACAGCCATAGTAGGAATATCAAAGAACAATGTTATCTATATAGGAGCAGATAGGGGTGCTAGTGATGGAGATAGTATTATATCTATGTCCCGCCCCAAAATCCACATAAATGGTGAATGGATATTTGGATATTCTGGATCTGTGGGGGTGGGGCAATTAATAGAATTTATAAAACTACCTACTATTGATAAAGATTCAGACCCATATGAGATTATTCGTATGGATATAGTATCTAAGATAAAAGAATTAGTTGATGACCTTGGGGTAAATGGGGAAGAGCATTATGCTGAATTTCTTATAGGTACACAAGGAAGACTATTTGGACTATCTACTATGGATTGGGGGGTACTTGAGGTAGAAGAAACATCTATTGGATCTGGTGCATCAATATGTCTTGGTTCTCTATATACATCTGCATCAAAGACAGATCCTGCCAAAAGAATCCAGGTAGCCATTGAATCCGCTATACACTATTCCCCTACATGTCAACACCCTATAGATATACTCTCTTTATAGATATGTTTTGATATGTTTTAATAAAAAACTATTATGTTTTGATATGTTTTTACACTTTTCCCCCCTATAATATGACATAATAATATGCCATTCCACTATATTAGTAGGTGCTTCTACTATATTAGTTGTCTAACTGTGGGGGTATCCGACACTATTAGTTGTATTGCTATATCAAAACAACTATATTAGTTGTATCCTATAGATCATTATGTCTATATTCCTCTATATATCTACTATATTGCATAAGATATGTCCACTATTCTGCATAGGATATAGAATAATGCACAAATCCCCTATATTATTATGGGTGATATGTCCGTTTTGCCCTAGTTAGTCATAGTTTGTACTACTTTGTCATATTCTGTCATATTTTATTATATTTTATGGGGATATGTCGGCTTTATATATATATTCTAAAACCCATTCTTTTATAAAAATATCTATTAACACCACTATGTAAAAACCACAGTAACACGTTGTCTATATTTATCTGTCTATATATACCTATATCTTATGTTTTAAATACGTCTCTTTGTCTCACATACCTCAAAACCTTTTCTCATAAACACATAACCCCTATCTCATATGTCTTAGTATGTATATGATGGTATCTAGAGATGTGTTTTCTATTTCCATGTACCCCCGCTTGATGGTGGACAGAGCATGGCTGACGCCATTAATTATTGTAAGTGTCCACATGTTCCATAGTCTCTTTAGTAATATTTTCTATAATGTTAAAAATTGAGTTACTCATACATCCCTCCCTGGCATTTCATCCATTTGTAATTTGACTGCACCAAACTTTACGAGACAATCCCAGGAGCAAAATAAAAGTTCTGCTTCTGCCTCAAACAATTCAATAAAATCTGCTTCCTCATTATTCTTAATCCAAGAAATGCAAGTAGGGCCATCACAACTAATTATTCTTCCCATGGTTGTCTCCTATTTAGTTTTATTTTCATAAAAGTATTTATGAATTACTTATATTTTACCAAAGGGAGCAGGTCACTTTCAATTAAATGATACGTTGTTGTATGTAATATAGGTCATAGTTGTGGGTGTTTATGCAACTCCCCCGAATATTGGGGCTAGTATTTGATGTTCTTGGAGCGGCATGTCGGTACTGCCCCGACTTTTGCACTTTGGAAGAGTGCCGTAATACTTTTATACGAATGCCGCAATTATTTAATTAGTATGAGCGCTATTTTTTTACGAGCGAAAATACTCAGGTGTCATTCTTTAACGCCTCTTATCTGCTGCCCCGTTTTAATATGGAGAAGGTTAGCCAGTGTATTGGATACTATCTCTAGGGTAAGAGAGGCATTAACATATAGATCTTCTGGATGGTAAGAATAATCTTCTCCGTAAGATTGCTCATAACACAGGGCAAGAATATCAAAAAATTGATGGCCCGTGAGGTGGTACGGGTTTTCTTCTTTCGGAAGTTCCTGTACGTTGTTGCTTGAGTAATATATATTATTTGTACTTACATTTTCTTTTCCATAGGAAACTTTTACATTATTAAACATTTATTTTCCCTTCGACATGCTTTCCGCTTGGCCAGTAATAGGTACACTTTCCAGGACAACACACATAGTCCATGTAGATATGAGATTCATACTCATACTGTGGATATAGTTCTGGTGCTTTCTCATATAGTCTACCGCGATGAGTAGTCATAAGTCTATGATTTTCTGGATGTCCAGGCTTTAGATAATCAGGAGACCTCATTTCCTTGCCATGAAAATTTCTTTTATAGGTGTCTGTAATAACGTCCCAGTTATTCTGCCACTTGTACTCACGATGACTCATTTCTAAGCGAATGTGATGAAGGTAAACGAAAAGTTCTACTTCTGCCCCCGCAAACATGAGGGTGGCAGGGTGATTTCTCCAGCCTTTTGTTTCTTCTGCTAGTGCAGAAAGAATTTGACGACCTTCTAGCAGTTGCTTCACGAGTCTTTTCCCATCAAGGACTTGGGCGCATGATTTGTAACGTTGCTCTGGAAGAAAAACCTGCATGAGTTCCCTATCTATTAATAGTTATTGTATATACCAGTTAACGGGAACATCATGTTTATGCTGTTTCATCCAAGAGTTTATTTTTCTCGTAAGTCCCCGCCAAGTTAGAGCATACACAGTATGGATGTGATGGTCAACAGCAAAGCCATGCTGATCATTCATGTATATATCCGCGCACTTTAGCCAACTAACGGAGGGGTGGATTCTTACTGAATACAACTTATTTTCCATTAGGAAATCCTCTTAAGTTCTTGATTAAGAACATCGTAAGAGTACACTTCATTGCTTTCTTCTGAATGACTAATTCTTTTAACATATCGTGTAGCCTTTTTCAGTGCCCCCTTTTTGGTAAAGGCGGTAAATGAGTGATATGGCTTACTAATTCCACTATCTGATATAAAAATATCGGAGTAGTGGAGAAAGAAAAACATTCCCGTCCACCGCCCAACTTCAATTCCGTACGTCATGTAGCAGTCTCCCTAATTAATTATTTTTCGTGAAAATGATTGTATCGCTCTACTGAGGCGATAGCAGTCTTTGCTAAATCGTACCAAGTTCTTGCATCTGTTTTATAGGACTTCATTAGTGAGTTCGCAACAAACTCTACCATACCCTCAGGAGGCTGTAGAACGACCTCTGCTTCGTCATAAATCCCCATTGCTTCTCCTTATGTTAAATGAATAATTCAAGTTGCTCTCGTTCCTTTAAATGGTCTTGAGGCTTATGAAAAACCTCTACCTCGTATCCATTCTCTAAAAAGTATTCTTCCATGTCTTTTAAGATATTTCTACTAATAAACCCGATGGGATTTTCTATTCCGTGATACTGATCTGACCACACAGCGTAACCCATAGAACTGTAACCATCAGGAAACCCCGACCTTACAAAAGAAATCTTCATAGGCTTCTGTAAAATTCTACGTCAACGTCTTCTGGATCTATTGATGCATGAAGACCCATGCAGAGGCACTTTACCGCACCGTTTATGTTTTCAAAAATTTCTTCTGGGTGATTTTTTTTATCCAAGTAGTCTTCAGGAAAAGACGTTAAATACTTTTCAAGTGCAACAAGGAACTCTCTAAGAGTTAGGTATCCATGATAGTCAGTGACTTCATAATTTTTATCTAAAAAATATTTTTCAGGTTTATTGAATGGGCTAATGCTTTCCAACGACACCCAGGCAGATGCACTTTCAGGTAGGCGGTCAAACCAAAACAGGCACTCTCCTGGATTATCTGGATCATCACTATGTTTATTTATTTTCTTAATACGCCCAGTAAATACATCCTGATCATATGGACTTACAAAAATAACCTTTTGACCCACATAAAAACTATGATTTTCTTTTTTATCTGCTTTCTTTTTTGCCATAACTCTCCTTATAAATTTTTTTCAAGATTGTTATCAATTAAATTAAATTCTACTTGATATCCCTCTAAGGAATAAAACCAGTAAGCAGTATCAGAGGAATCTTTGCTGATCTTTCCTATTGGTTTAAAGGTTTTTTCTTCTTCGCTTACCAATATTACTTCCCAGAAATTTGGACCTTGCTTTAATATTATTTTATCAGACATCTTGTGGCTTCCAGCAGTGCTTACATTTTGAGTCAACATAGAAATGTTCACAGTCTCTATCAAAAACAAGTCTATGTTCTACATGAATAGGTAGATAGTCACCATTTTTTCTATGCATGGCAACGTGGCTGAGCATGAGATTATAGTCTTCCCCCGCCACAAACGTAGGAAAAATTTCGTCATCTTTCTCTGGTGCTTCTATAATAGAGCAACCCATGCACACAAGGCCCTCATTAACATCGTAAAAGATATATGCATCTGCTTCGATGAACCTGCAAAATGACATGCTACTTACGAATCTTTTCCCATATAAGTTCCATAAACTTTTCATCTTTATGCGTCGTCTGTGATCCTAGGCATTTATAAATAAGATCCCAGATACCATTTCGGCGGGGGAAGTCATATAACCCTCCCTCACCCCCATCATGTTCGTCTTTCCATACATACCCATAGTTTGCGGTTGTAGAGTCTCCCGTACCATCATTAGCAATAATCATACTACTAATAGTCCTTGCTTCTTCTTCAATTCCAGGGGGTACTAGTTCGATAGTAACTCTAATCATTTTCATCATTAATCAATTCATTAAACATTTGCTCAAAGTAGTCGTCAACACTGTCTCTCACGGTGTTCTCCTCATCAAATCATTGATATAGTAGGCCAATTCTTTAGGGTTAGTAGTATAAATAACATTACCTTTACTGTTTCTGTCAGACTCGTGCATTATCCTAGCGAAGGAATTAACCCACGCTTGCCGCGATGAGTTTTCCTGTCTTTCGTGTATCTTCTCTAATGTTAGCAGACGGACCCGCAGTTTGTTAAGGCTTTCTGGGTCTGAATACAGCCCATAGTATGCTAAAAAGGCATAGGGGGCAACCTTCTCGTACCTATAAAGATTCTTCATAGTTAGGGTGATCTATAGGTGTCGCTAACGTCAATAATGTACCACAGTTGGAGCATTCCGCATCAAGCAGGTATCCTGCAATAGAATATGATTCGTCTAAATGTACATGCACCTTCATAAGCCAACTACCGCATTGTGGGCATTCAGGGGTGGGGATTCCTCGTGCGTCTAACATGATAAACCTTTCTCTTTTAGTTACAGGAATCTTATCAAAAAATATTAATTCTGTCAATTATTTTGTACCGCAGAAAACTTTAACTACGTCTTGCTTAATTTATTTCCACAATAAACATATCTTCCTGGGGGTCTTGTGTGTACTTTGTCATAGTCTCTGTTATTTCTTTTATATCTTTTATTCTATGAAGATACATCATGGTCTCTATAAGTTCTGGCCCCTCAGAAGAAAGAAGGGCATCGTGATGAAGGTATGTTGTGTACAATGAACCAGATATTTCCCAATACCCTCTTACAGAGTAATTCCTAAATATAACAAAATTATTTTCAATCATTTCCAAGGCCCCATCTTGCTATCATGCTTGCAAACATCATGCCTTGGTTAAACCAGTACACCTGTCTTATTTCATCCTCATCTTTGGAAATAGTATTGTGAAGACACTTGTCTATATTGTCTGCTATTAAAGACCTATAGTGTTTTTCTATTCCGTCTTCAATATTTTCCATTTTTTAATTATAGCGCATAAGTATTATTTACCCTTTTTAATTATAGAGCATAAGCATTATTTACCCTTACTGTCTGTAGTATAAAATCCAGTACCTTTAAAACTAATGCTAACAGAAGGAATTTTCTTTTTAAAGGAAAAACTTTCGCAATACGGGCATTGCATAAGGTTTTTACTAGACATGCTTTGCTGAACCTCAACTACCCCGCACTTGTTGCATAAATATTCGTATGTTGGCATTATGATTGGGCTTTTCTTAGGCCACCAGTTTGCATCATGGCCCTTTTTTGCTCCTTGTGTGCCGCATAGGACAGGCCCAGGGCCACGCTGCGAGCGGCATTAGAAAAGGCAACGGCAAGATCTTCAGGATGGTAACTTTGCCCTAGTACAAAACCACTGTTTAGGAAAACAGAATGGGAGACAATATCAGAAAACTCCTCAGGAGTTGTGTACCATTCTTTACTATTTTTCATTTCTCTCCTTGTTTATTTTTATGACATGAGCAACTGCATGTTCCAAAATAGAAACTGCCTGGGCATGAATTGTGATGATCCGTCATGCACCAGCCACTCTTATGCAGCAACTCCTTATCTGGGGTACTGGGTGGTTCAAAGGATTCATTTTTTTTCCTTCTTTTCATCCGTAGCCTTCCAGGTTGTTGAGCGATTGGCCTCCGTACAATAAATTATACATAGGTCTGATGTGCTATGTCAATACCTTACAGGCATAGTCGTACATGGCTAACCCGCTGGCTGTTCCTAGGTTTAGCGATCTAACTGAACCAAACTGAGGAATATAAACTAAATCATCGGACAACTCAACGGCCTCTTCAGACAGACCTCTGCCTTCTTCCCCAAAAATCATAAAAGACTTAGGCTCCCATCGGTAGGACCTGATGTCTTGCGCCGCGCCAACATTGTCAACAGCAACAATTCTGTATCCTTCTTTCCGATATCTGTTAATTAGATTAACCACACTCTCTTCATAACCGACATGTTCATAATGATGGGTCCCCACAGCACCCCTCTTATCATATTGTCGTTTCCCTGTGCGGTATATCTTACGAGCAAGGAAGGCATTAGCATTTCTAATACATACGCTAAAGTTAAAGTCTCCGTTTACTCTTTCAACAGCAACAACAAATTCGTTCCTTTTGGTATTAAGGTCAGCAACAATAGCATCATGCTCCCAATACTTGTAGAAGTCTGTGATGTTCCTACTATCAGTAATATTCTGCATATCCTTTTTCTATCATGGTCTTGTTCACACTAATACTGTTCTCATCGGTAAATATTTCTGCAAGAACTCTGCCGTATTTATCTGCTTTGTCAATCTCTGTTTTTATAATAACAAAAGATCCCACTGGAATAGTTGAGTTTAAAAAACTTGTTGCCTGCTTCCCAGCATCCGTATATCTTTCCGGGGCATTGATAAAGGAAAACCTAATTCTTTTTGTTACTCTTATATAAAAACCTAAGTCTATATCTACATCAATGGTATCTCCATCAACAATTTTTGTTACTTTTGCTTTATATGTATACATGTTTTTTACCATTCTTTTGTAAGTTAATATATATTTTGCTGGCGTGGAAGGACTCGAACCTTCAACCTGTCGGTTAACAGCCGACTGCAACTGCCAATTGTGCTACACGCCATTAAAAACTATTAATCAATTGTTCATAGTCTTCAGTCAAGTCTTCAGCAGAAAAGTTTTCATACCCAATATTAAAAGCCTTTTCTTTTTCATCTTCCTTTGTGTTGGCCATATACCTGTCTACCTTGCTTGCTAATTCTACGGGATCTGCTTCATAGATGTCAAGCATAGTTCTTGTCATTAACTCCCCGATTTTTTGTGAAGAAGCAAGCCATTCGGGAGGCAGAAAGTAGTCATTGGGAGAAATGTCTGTCATAAAAACGGGTAGGCCACTTAAAAGCGCCTCGTTCATTGGCAAACAAAGACCTGCATACCTTCTAGGCAAGATCATTGCATCAAAACCATAGTACAGATCTTCTCTTTTTTTTGTGTTGTCAACAATAAAACTCACTCGTGGGTCATTGGACTGAAAATTAAGGTCATATTGAGACTTTATAACAATTTCATAACTTTCCTTAGAGTATTCAAGCATTTTTAAGACAGATTCTGTCCCATTTCTATCATTAGCAGCAGGTTTACCAGCAACATGAAGAATTTTTTTGCTTTCTTTAGTGTTTTCTTCAGCATTTCTTTTAAATATTGCATGGTCTGAGGGAGGTGGCAAAAAATCAACCCTACATTTTCCTTGAGATATTCCCACAACGTCATTAAGTTTCCATGGGCTTGGTGACAGCAGCAGATCTGGCAATTCTAATGACACATTTTGCAAATAATCAAGGAACTCATAGTTATATTGAAGGATAGTTTTTTTATTCTTTGCTCTGGCAATACTAACAAACCTATTGTTGTAAAATGTTTCACAGGAAAAGACAACATCAACCTTTTTAATAAAATCAAGGCACACTTTATTGTCGGGCAGACCATGAACCAATTGCGTATCCCATTGATCATACCAATCTGTATGCTGAACATTGTTGTGATGAAAGGGGGTAGAGTCAATTAAAAGAATGTGGTCTGGATTAAGCATCTTAGCAATTTCTTTTGTTTGGTTTCCTAAACCAGTATCATCACAACGAGCAATAAGTCCAAGTTTCATTTTAATATAACCATGCCCAAATCATACCGCCACGTACCCAACTTCCCATTGTTCTTACATGATGCGTTTCTGATAACTTTCTTACCATGTCGCCCATCTGAGCACCTGACCTAATGTCAAATTCTAGGGCTATGTACCGACATTTGTTTAGAGTTTCTCTGCTAGCCCCAAGTATTGTTTCAAGTTCAGATCCTTCTGTGTCTATCTTCAATACATCTACTTCCTCAATGTCGTTTTCTATGAAAAGAGCATTTAGGGACATTGTTTCTATTTCTGACACACCAACACCGTCTTTAATAGTGGAATCACCGCCGTCATTGCTTATCTGTGCGACGCCCCTTTTATCAGTTATCCCAAAGGGTACTACGGTTATCTGGTCGTCCATGTTATTTAGAGAAATGTTTGTTCTCAGCGCCTTAAGGTTGTTAGGCTCTGGTTCAACAGCATATACGTTACCCCCATGATAGGCGGCATATATAGAGAATGCTCCTATATTTGCCCCCAAATCAATGACCGTTCCATTATCCGTTATTCTTCCAGGGGAGACTTCGTAAACGTCTTCTTCCCATATCTCTCTTACGACTATTCTATCTGTTGCGTAACCATTTCTTAAATCAAAATAAATTTTTGAGTTCGGCACCTGATACATCATAGGTTAAAATCCTTCATTATTGTCTGCCATCTATTCTTATACGAATAGTTATCCTTAACTAATTCATGTCCAGCAACCCTGATCTTTTCTCTCTCTTTGTCATTGTTAAGGTAAAAGTCTATTTTTTCTTTCAGATCTTTAAAGTCCTTATACTGATAAAAGACGAGATGCTCTCCGTCAACGAACTCATCCTCCATTCCCTTAACGTAGGGGTGAATGATAAAGCCTCCACGCCCCATTGTCTCGTACACTCTGTCAGACCAATAATGAGGGTAGGAGAAGTTTGGACATAGGCTATCGCCGACAACAACCTTGCTGGATGCATATAGGTTATTTAATTCCTTCCCCCTGACAGGCTTTATTCCGTCTCCCCCAAAATGCTTAAAGTCGTTACCATAATTTTCACCAAGCCAGTTAATTAACTTAGGTCTGTAAGTCCATTCCTTGTGATACTTTTTGCTACCTACAAAGACTAGATCGTGCTTAAGTCTTGCTGGCCTATAATAGCATTCAGCGCCGAACACTCCTGCGGGAAGGTAGTGCCCTTTAACGCTTGTGTTTTTGTTAAGCCACTCAGACATTTTCTTGTCTACTGTATAAAAATGTCCAATGTTTTGATAAATTGGGTTTTGCTGTAAATCTTTTTGTCTTTCAAGTCCCATCCATAGGTCTAGGTGATAGGTTATTGTCGGTACGTCAAGGGCGTGCAGTTTATCAAGAACCTCGCTCATAGGCATCCTTCCAGGCGTGTTCCACCCGTGAGTATGAACCCAAACAAAAAGATCTGAGTCTTTTGCCTTGCTTAATATATTCTCGCTTGTTGCCTCTGACTCCTGCAACTTTACTACTTCATGTCCTAGGGATCTTAGGCTAGCGACATGGTGTGTCTCACTAGTAAAGTTAACTCTAAAATTCCCCAAGAAGGTAATTTTTGACAAAATCTATTCCGATCCCTTGCTTATTGGGGAAAAATTTCCGTTCCATGAATATGACTTGCCCATACTCTCATCTTCTTTATATTTTGCGTTAACGAGTCCATCAGGTATTGCGGCGAGCCTGCACTTTCCTTCGTCTTCGACTAAATAAGAAAGGATCATGCACTTGCCGCCACCCATATACAGGCTGCAATTAGAGCACTTGACTCCAATCACTTTGTCTTCGTTTTCTTCGGGGTTTTCGTAACCCACCCAAATGCTGGATGTGCCCTGATCAAAAGGGCCGTACTGTCTAGATATAGAGACAAGAGATCGGTGGAATGCCTTCTCTTCTAGCGTGAGCATATCGTATAAAGTCATAAACCAATTGTACCAAAGGGTACTAAAACATTGCCTTGCTTAAGCATATGTGTAACATAGGTATCTTTCTGCTCCAACAATTAGTGCTGCGGCAAGAACGTAACCCTGTTCGTTATTCATATTGTTCTCAATTAAAGACACCGCCAGCACCCCAGTAATGTCATCCTGTGACAATCCTTTTCGATATCCTTCACAAATAATATTTCCTAGATTAATAATTGATAGATCGCTTGCCGTGGCAGCGTATATCCCGCCCTGCTCACGAACAAAATTCAAATACATTTGCTGTGAAGATATTTCTGATGAATCGGACTGATCTGGAAATGATGGCTGACCATTTGTAGAGGTCCTGCCATCACTTGGGTCAGCAGTAGAGCAAGATGCTACGAAAAATGCTGAGGCAGCCACCAGGACTGCAACAAGTGTTTTCTTCATTCTATTCCTTTGTTAGTTTTGATTAATTGTTATATAAGAAAGCGTATTTCAGTTATATTCTACATGATAGAATTCTTCTATGTCAAAAGAATTTCTTCCTATATCTTCTGTTTCCGATAGCCAGTCCTGGAATATGTATAAGAACACGGAGCACAGGTGGACATTTAATAAACTTGAATTAGCCCTGCTACAAGGCTTGCACGCTGGACCTGCCGCAGTGCCTCCTGAAAAAGAAGGGTGGTACATACAACGACCGACATACAATTTATATGGTCTGGGGATAGAGGCAAAAAAGTTTTTCTACCACCCCTACATGTTTAAAAGAATTATAAATCATGATCTGATTCCCCCTGGTAATTTTTGGTGTGAGTGGGTAGAGGGTGATCAGTTTTCTTTAAATTATAGAAAAACAGTACACGGTAAATGGCACCTAGTTTCTGTGTGGCGTGGAGTACTGTTCTCTGATGAAAATTTAACTAAATTTAATTATTGGGAAAAGGTCTCCTTGTCTCATGGGATACCTCCCGAAAAACTTCCATACTTTGTTAATTGGCTTGACGATGAAAAAACAACTTGCTTTAACATCGAAATCAAAGGCGGTAAGATCATAGAAATCCACCTGAGAAGTGGAGACGAGATTGAAGATAATTTTGAAATTAATGACAAGATATTTCCTATATGGGTAGATGAAGATAACGATTATATAAAAAACATTGAAGAGCCTGACCCAGAGATGACTTTATTCAAGGCCCATGGCCATCTGTCAATCGTTAGGGATGGGTTTCATCTTGAAAAAATCAACAAGGATACTTGCTAAGTCCGACCCTAAAGTTCTTCATTATCCAGTTCTCATGTTGCCACGAAGACCAGCCGCCGTAGTTTGTGGTATTTAAAGAGCCATCACGGTTGAGTCCCCATGGAACCCAGTTTGTTCCTTTATTGGACATATACTTATAAACAATTTTAGACTGCTCTAGTGGATTGAGCATTGCCTCCCTAGACCACCAGCCATTGTTTGAGTGAGCGCTTGTTTGTACCTGCCAAAATCCCAAAGCACCAGTAAAGTGCCTGCTGCTTTCATCTAGATTTTGATGCTTAGACTCTCTATATGTAATAGCCCACGCCATTTTGTGGGACTGGCCCCTAAATCCAGCCTTATGTAGAATTTGGGCCGTCTTGTCCTTACAAGAAAAAGATTGCGCTCGTGGCCGTCTTTCATTCTTTACACTACGAGGCTCATTAGAAGAGGCTTGATAAAAATATAACTTTTCTGGTTTTTGTGAATAGTTATCGGAAACTTCACCATAAATGCAGGGAATAACAAAAAGCATAGAGCATGTAAAAGAAAACATTTTCATTAAATTCATAAGTCAACCAATCTTAGAGAGAAGAGATTCGCAGTTCATTCCAAATAAGCCAGTGTAGGTCGGTATCGTAGTCGGACCTTGGCAATCCTATGTAATCTTGCATTCCCCTAATAGCGGTGTGTGGATACCTCTGCCTCCCCTCAGGGAGTACGGGGCCATCGATAAATCCAAGTTCTTTCATTCGACAAGCAAGATTACAAACATCTGATGATGCTAGGTTTAGATTAATAGAAACCATAAGTTTATCAAATAAAGGGGGCACACATTCTAGCGCCTTACCTGAAAGAATGGGAATATCAAAGGGCATGTCGTCCTTCTCTCCATGAGTTGACATACCGACCTCAATGTAGTTTCCAATTCCCTCTTCTGAAGAAGTTATTTTTTCCCAAAAGTGACCCTGATTAGACGCATCAAAAACAAAACTGTTGTGCTTTAAATAAGATAGTCTGACATAGCCTGGACTCTTTCTTTTACAGAAAGCAGCAATTTGCTCAGTAAGCCACCAGGATTCTCGTGGGCTTTCAATATTTACAGTAAATGATCTTGACTTTTCAGACTGGTCGACATTAAAGGTTGCATTAGGCCATCTGTGAGATATTTGATCTATTAATTTTTGACCAGATTTAGACAATGACATGACTACTTCCCCTCAGGCTTCTTGCTTGTAATTGATTCTGCACCTTCAGAAAGACTCTTGATCGTCATCTGAAGACGAATAACCTCTGCCGTAAGATTGGCCAATTCAAGTTCATATGACTGAGCCATTTTTGATACTCTAGAAACAGTACTATTTAGCGTTGCAAGAAGAACTTCTTTTTCATCCATCCGTAATTACCTCCACATAGTTGTTATTAATAATATCTTTTAATATTACTTCTTGTGTCCAAAGATATGCTTTTCTTTTAAAGAAAAATCTTTTTTTTATGCACCCCACTATTTCATGGGTGCACATGTCCTCCGACCATTCTTTTTTGACAAAGGATGCCTCAAAAAACAAACCTTTTCTTTCTATTTTTGATATTAATTTAGGACTCACTTAACACCTCATCATGACAATGACACATGCATATATCGTTTTTTGCACAATCAACATGTAAATTATTATTACAGTATCCGCTTTTAGTTATTTCCAGTAAATTAAAATTATCATCAAAAATAATTTCTCTACTTACTGTACCAAGGTTTACCCTGTCATGCAACTCTTCCTTATAGAATTTTGCAAAGTTTATGCCGATCATCTTTTGATATTCATGATATCTTTTTACATCACCTACACCAAAGACCCCTTTCTCAATTCCCAACAAAACATTTTTTTGAACCTTCTGAGAATACATTTCTATTTCGCTCCAAGACCTTGACATTATATTATCTTTCCATATCTTGGGGTCTTCTTCTCTTTTGTAGAAGTGCCAGCAAACCATTTCATTAGGGGCATAAAGTTCCCACCCCCTCGTATATGCACGAATAGCAAAGCACAGTTCCTCCCCCATAAAAGATATTCTCTCATCATAGGGGACTTCCTCTACAAGTTTACCCGTGGAAAAAATATATCCTGCCAGCAGCGTATGAGTTTTATGTGGCAGGGACAGGTCTTCAATTTCTTGTCTTGCCCCCGACCAAAATCCACCCCAAGTACTTTCTACTGTAGTCCAAGACGGCCTATCCCAAAAACTTTTATCGTTTTTTAAATAGTGATCGGAATTATCGGTCAACACCATGTATGGTGCGGGGAACTGGCTTAAAATAATCTTCTTGCTACCATCTATTTCTTGAGCCTTCTTTAACATTTTAATTAATTTTGAGTCCCAAGATTTAGAGAACCTCATGTGAGAATCTATTTGCAGAAAATAGTCTTGCCCATCATACAACTCCATGCAAAGTTTTCTTGCGTACCCCGCTCCCCTAGCCTCCTTGTAGTGCATCTCAACCACCCTGGCCTTATTAGATATCCAAGAGAGGTCTGGGTGATTGCCCCTAGACTCCTGAGAGACAATTCCAAAATGTATCTGTTCGGGATTATCTGCATTATCCAAAATGCTTCTTATCGTTTTTATAATTTGGGGATCTCTATAGGACGCGATAGAAATAAAAATGGTCATGACAACCTTTGCACTCCTGGCTTATCATACACTGGGTCCAATGTTGACAGAACCCCACCTTTTTCTAGCATCTTTTTCAGGGCCTGGAAATAAATAGCCATCTTATACCTCTCGCTTTCAGAAAGATGCGACCAGTCACTTTCATAAAATCGTATCCCCAGATACTCTCCGTAGTCAACGATATCAACTGGGATCTCCACTGGCATGGGGATAGACTTAATGGCGGCGGACACGTCTGGGGTGTACTTCACTGTGTCTCCATCGTCAAAGACTCCCAAATATCAAACCAGTCTCCCTTTTCCTTGTGGGCGTTGAACTCCTTATCAATCTTTCCTTCTTTGAGGTAGACCCCTCCCCATACCCCCCACTCTTTGTTAGATATTCCCCATGCAAAACATTGTTTATTTACGGGGCACCTTTTGCATATGTTGTCTACTGATCCAGCAAGGTGTGGGTCTTCTTCATACTTGTCAAAAAATAAGTTAGTGTCCATGTCCAAGCATTTTGCTTCATCCTTCCAGTTACGCAAGGCTGCCCCCAAAAGAATCAGGAACGTTCCATCCGTCTTCCTTTACTGGATAGATCTTTCTCTTAAGCCATTTATTGTTAATGAAAACAGAGTCTTTTGACATAATCGACCCGTTATTAAAATATCTTACGACATCCCACCCATGCCAATCTAGATCTTCTCTGGAGTCTACTATCTTTTCCATTTCTAACAAACCATTAACTAACATTTATTTCTCCAATTTCAGCGGTAAAGATAACTCGCTTTATTCCAACTCGCTTTATCAAAGCATTACAGCGGGAACAAGGCTTGCTGTCTCTGTCTAATCCCTGACGATTTATTCTTGCCACATATATTACAGCATTTCTTAAATTATCTTGTCCTGCCTCCTTTATAGCCACCTCTTCTGCGTGGAAGGAGCAGTACTCCTTAATGTGCTCTGGTGAAACAACGCTTGGGTCGTTTCTATCCTTATTAAATCCAGTTCCTAGAACTCTTCCACCCTTAACAATAACCGCCCCATGAGTTTTTCTTGAGTTAGACTTTGTTGCACAATATCTAGCAAAACTTAGATACGATTTATCTTTTTTTGACATCATCAGTACAGCCTAATATCTAAATATATCCATAGGAACGCCACTACTTTCAGCAAAGTTCGCTAACTTAGACGCCCACCTATGGTCTGGATTAGAAAGAAATATAAAATAATCAAACAGGCTTACGTTTTCTACAAAAAATGATGGAGAGACATTGAAAAAATTAATGCCAATTCCCCTAGCCTTGAGTCCATTCTCAGACAGGTTGCAGAACTCAGCCGTAAACTGATTTACTTTTTTAGGACCTAGGCTGTATACATTAAACTCATTTCCTTCAAAATAAGAAAGGGCTACACCCATTGATCTCATAAACACATCATAATTAGAAAAGTCGGTTGTTCCTTGAACAGCAACATGCATTACTAATCCCTTTCGTGATCTTCTAGTTCGTCTAGAATCTCCATTAACTCTACAACTTTTGCCGTAGATAGCGACATTGTATCTAGTGGTCGTGCTGTATCTAAATCAGGCTCAACCAATAGGTCTGCTTCATAAAAAATATTTTCATGAACCCAGTAAGCCTTATCTTCGTATACCGCAACTGTAATTATACTATCTGCTACTGCCTCAGTCAAACCTATTCCCTCGTCATCGTATTCTTCTAGATACGAGTTTGATCTTAGGAGAAGTTTAAGGGCCACAACAGAAAGGATAACCCAGGGAACTGTTGCTAAAAGAAACCACACAAAAACTCCTTAATTGTTTGATTTGTTAAAATTAAAAGCCGATCCCTGCCAGACTTTATTGGAACTTTCTCTTTCTACTATCCTCTTCGACCAGGAAAATCCGCTATCCCCACCCCAAGCGTTCCACATAACTCTACCCTTAGATGGGAAGTCTGGTCCAGAAAAAAATCCCTTACCTTTCTTGTCAACCTCGTGTCTAGAGAAGTAAGAATACATTCTTTTAACGGTATCCAAAGAAAGACTTTCTCTGTTGGCCAATTGATTGGCCCTAGTCCACCCCACCGAAGTACCAGCGCCTTTATCTTTACCGTCTGCCTTACCGCCACTTGAATTCCAAGAGACCATGCTTCCAACACTAATTTTTTTATTCATCTTTTCATCACCCCTTACTACTTCTTTACTTTCCCAAACATTTTCTTTTGAGTGTTGGGGCTAAATTCACCATGTGGATTTTCCCACCCTAGGGATCTTTGGAAATCAGCAACGGCGTTCTTGGGATATTTCTGCCTTCCCTGCGGTGCGGGGAGTTTCCCTCTTATGCCTAAGTCGTATAATCGACATGCCACCCGCCATGTCGCTTTGTTGGCAGAGTTTTTTTCTTGAGCGTTTTTAACTGCCTGTATTCTAGGAACAGTTCCATCCCACAACTCCTGACCAACGCGATACTTTTGGGCTTCTTTTCTCCAAAACTCTTGACTATAAAATTGACGCAAGGTGTCATTCTTCCTGTTTCTGTGAGGACCATAACTTGATTCGTTAAGATACTGTCCAGAATCTGTCCAATCTCCGTGAGTAATAATGGTAGAGCCATCCTCTGGCCACCCACAAAGATCCCACAGGGCAGCCACGGTTCTGCCGACCTGCTCTATTTGATAACTATTGATAGTTTTTGACCTACCAGGATCATCAATTTCAATACCCCAGGCCCTCCAATGTAGAACGTTTCCTACCCCAAGGCCCATGTCAGACCAAGGTCCTCCCATTCCTGAGTGATAGGTTCCATTGCCAGAAAGAATCCAGTTGGTTCCTGGGTCTTTGCCTACTAGTTGATTAGCAACTTTCATTGGGGCATATGCGTTTACTGCCCAGTATAAGGTTGGGGCACCATTTCCGTCAACCGCCGAGGCGGTGGCTGTGTGGTGAAGAACAACACCATTAAGTCCTCCGCCTTCCCATCCCCAAGACCTTCCAGAAGATGCCCAGTCTTCCCAGTATCTTGCATCAACACCATGATCAATAAATGATTGACGGATTTCGCTTGCACTTGGTCTATTGTTAGCCATCTGCATCATCGTCCTCATCTCTAGGGCCGAAATCTTCCTGGCTTTCTAAGGGAAGCCATCCCTTGGGTGGCTCAGAAACTTCAATGTCTGCAAGGTCTTCTAGACCTAGTTCTTCTTCTTTAGACATAGCGTTAGCCCTCTTCATCTACTAGACTGGGAGTTCCTTTTTTATTAATTCCCGCTGAAACAATTGATGTAGCGTAAGAGAATAGAACGCCGCCTAGGGCAACGCCCAGCGTTTGGCCCCAGTCAACAGCAAGAATATTCAATGCCTCACCCGATTGCAACGCTAGGACAAATTGTGCAAATGTTTTGACTGCTCTTTCTGATGCTTCAATCCAAAACTTCTTAGTAAAAATCATTAATTCATACCCTCCTCTGAGTAATAGTGTTCTGTGTTTTTATATTCGTAAGAACCTGAGTAAGTGTTAAACTCAGAATCAGTCTTGTAGGTTCTCACATCTTCATAGGCAGACCCACCTATATATGTTGCTATCGTGGCACCCATAAGTCCAAATGCCCCTATGACTAAATTTTCAGCCAGCGATGTGGATTCCCACCTATAGGCAACATATCCTATAAGGGCAGAGGAGAAGAGCAATGTAAAAAATACCGCTCTCCTTCTCATCTTCCATGATGGCTTATCCAGCATATCTTTCATATTTTTTAGTATATCATGTGACGATTAAAATAATTCATGTAGTAAAGACAATCACTATCGAAATAATGTTAAACGATATTAAAATTAATGAGAAAAATAACGATAGGGCAATAACCTTGCTGCCATTATAAGTCCTCTGACTTAGGGCGATAAGGTTATAAATAAAGTTCAAAACAAAAACCAATAGTGAAATAAATAAAAATATAGTAACGAAAATCATTGTTGTTCTCCTTTACAGTGTGTTAAACGAATCTAGATAGTCTTCAACTTCGCTGCTCATTGGCGGGGGCTGATAGGTATCGTTTAGAGTTTTTTCTTTATTCTGCTTACTTGTCAAAGACTGCCAATCGTGAACCTCTATTTCTTGATTTAAATTACGGGGGGTATGAGCAATAGCATTGTACACCGCACCTGTTACAGCATCAGATAAGTCCTTACTGCCTTTTCTTGGATGGTCAACTTTCTTATCAGATATGATACGAAGTTCACTCATCTCACTTAGAAGAATATCAATATGTGGCATGACCACCCTATTTTCATAAACTAACATTGCCAAATCTTCATAATGCTTTTTAGCAACAGAAAGAGTTTCTGCTTTTATTCCAACTGACTTTAACTCCTGTTGAATATCAAACGACTGCCATCTATCAAAGGTTACGAGTCCAATCTGATACCCCTCTCTTCTAAAATCAATTATCCACCTCTTCACCTCTGAAAGGTCTACTGGACCTTCCTTTTTAGGTTCCCACCAAACAACGGCATCCACTATTACAAAAGGATGTATCTGGGTGTAGTCGTTAAATGTTTGAACGCTTACCCATTTATCAACATGAGCAATGGCAATAGCACACTTATCATGCTTTTGAGCAAGGTCAGCATGAAGGAAGTATCGAACCCCCTCCTCTGGTTGAAAGGAAGGCTCTATTCTTTTAAATGAGTCTATCGGATTTCTTTTGCTCATAGACCTTTCTAATTTATCCTTTTGTTTAAAGAACGCATCGGAAACATATGAGGGGACGCAAGCAAATCTCTGCATTGCATTTGCATAATCAGTAATAAAAGAAACCTTGAAGTCGTTTACACTTCTTGTGGGGTTAACCTCCCATGTTGGTCTTTTAATTGCATAAACACCAGGGAATTTATACGACAAGATGTGTTCCTCTTCCCACTCTATGTCAAACTTATTCTCCTCAATGTTGTCAGGTAGGTCTGGGTTAATAATAAAGGTATGCTTTTTTACCTCTACCTCTTTTTCTGACACCACCTCATCATATCTTTTAGAAATAAAATCCCCTGGAAATCTGGGAAATGAAAGTAACACGACCTTTCCGTAATCTGGAAACCTAGAGTCTACAGATGCCCTGAACGCCTTATATATACCGTCACCTGTTTTAGCATTTTCATTTCCACTGTTGGAGCCTTGAGCAAAACCAGAGATCTCATCAAGGATGGCTAGTATTAGGTTCAAGCCCTCGTGACTTTCTCTTTCTGAGTGGCCAGAATAAACAGTTATCGTTTTATCAAACTCTACATAGTCTGCCTTGGCATCATACTTCCCTGCAAACCAAGGGCTTCTTTGTATCTTTGTCTTAAAGTTTTTAAAGAAAACTGTTTTTGCTTGCTGGGCATTGATGGCAATATTGATAATATCAATAGAGTCTCCAGGTGGTTTTCCGAAGTATCTAGCAGGATCTTTAAGGCACATGAGTTTATAAACCAGGTAAGCGCAACCTATGGTGGAAGTGTGATCCTTGCCCGACCCCTTGCCCAACTGCATGATTACCTCAGACTTAGTGTATTTCTTATAGTGTCTTCGTCCCTCCTTTTCCCCCATAAACCTCATTAAATCTTCTTCTCTAAATATCTGGCTCATCACCTCAACAAGGTCTCTTTGTATTTGAGATAATGGGGGCTGATCTAAATACTGGGGATCATGAAGGAAGGTGTCTAGGTCTACAGGAATCTCTTCAAATGGATCATCATCTAAGGCAGAAAGAAAATCTTTAAAATCAAGACTCATATATCACAATAGCCTCTCCATCATCGCCCGATGCCTCTGAAAGTCTTTTAAGAACCTGTGGCTTACATGCCTTGCATGTAGAGGATACCTCTGTGAGAATTTTCATCAACAGGGCTTGCTTCTTTTCTGTTTCTATAAGTTGATCAGAAAGTTCTTTGTTTTCCAGAAGCCCCGCCTTTTGAAGCATTTCTATTCTTTTTGACTCAATGTCAAGGATGAGTTTAATTGCTTGATTTTTTACAGAAAGGGCACCATTTTGATTCGCTTCATCAATCACTTCATATGCCTGCTTCACTAACCCAGAGTAGTGGGTGTCGGCAGCGGAGAGGGCTTCTCTTGCCCTAGACCTTACCGCTTCAGAGTTGGAGGCCATCGTCTTCCACTCCCTTAGAAGGGAGGAGACTCTTGCCCTAGGTATATCCAGTTCCTTGGATATCTCTGATTCATTAAGCCCCTTTATATAGTAAGAGGCTACCGCGTTGACTTCTTCTAAATGCTCTACAACTTGTCCCATAATTAGTCAATTATATCCTATTCTTATTTTTTGGCATTGCTCTTATTCTATCTGGATTAAAGGATCTATGCTTTGATGGCACACCCCGCTCTAACTCATAGCAGTCGATCCACTCTATCCCAGAATCAATTTTAGTCACATGGGCCTTAAACTTAAACTTAGTCCCATGCTCACCACTAATTTTAATTACTTCTCCGCTTTCAATCACCCTGTTTGAATCTGGAATTTGATAGTTATCAGAAGTAACGAAAAGATGTTCGTTAGGATTCACACTCTTGTGCTTTTCCCTACGTCCCATTTTGTTTCTCCAATCTTTCAATCTCTCTATTAAGATACCAGACTGCCTTTTTAAGATCCTCTATTTGCTTTCCTTTTAATTCCGATCTCATAATATACTTGATGGCGTTGCCTAAGCAAAATCCCATGTGCTCTGTTATTTGAATAGTTTCTATCCCGCTGGGATGAGAAGTGTAATGAATTGGATGGTTTACTTGATCATTCATCTTTTTTTCCTGTAAAGTATTTTTCATTTATGTTTTCAAATTCTATCGCAATTGGAGTCTCAATGTCAATACTTTTTAAAAATTGATTGATATATGCATCTTGAAAAAGATTTGCAGACTCATATGAAAAAACAATTGCATTTTTATTGGTCAATATTTCTTTTAGGTTTTTAATTGCAATATCATTTTCTTGTATTGCTATGTCCGTATATGGCTGATGTGCTCTTGTCTTAGATTGCAAAGAACAATTTATATCTCTTGAAGTAACAATAACAACATCAAAGTCTAGTGTATCTTTCAATGATGGGAATATTCTTTTTTCTAGTCGTGATCCATGAGGAATACTCCTATGTGTTACAGAATATTTATCGGACTTTATTACATCTTCTCCATCCCAATCATCTATGATATTTATTAGTCCAAGATTTAAGGCCATTAGACGAGCAACAATTCTGGTACAAGTTGATTCAAGACCAATGACCAGATACCTTTTCATTTTATACCAAACTTTTTCATTTGACGGTATATTAATTGTATACTAACGTTGCATTCTTTTGCAACCTCTTCTGGGGTTTTTTTATCAAGGTGTATTCTTTTTCTTAAAAATGCTTCTGAGTGGTGCAAAGACCCGCCTCTGGGCATATAACTCTCCTTACTGTGAAAATATTTTATTCCAATTTTCTAGACTAAAAACGCCTATCGCAATGGCATCGGCTACGTCATCATCATTAATCTTTAAGTTGTATTTCTCATTAACAAATTTAATTGTTTTTTGTTTTCTATATAATCTTTCTTGTGACTTGTACCAAGACTCACTTTTCCCAAGAACAGATGAGCGAATTTTTTGTTTTTCTTCTGCGGTTAGTCTTTTGTTGCCAATGGCGTTCTGCCATTGCATAGGGCTTACGCTTTTTATTTTTTTAGCCCCAGAAGCACCCAGGGAAGAGCAGATAGCCCCGTGGCTCATTGCAAGGTTTGCCGCAGTCTTGGGTGAGTTTAAATATACAACCTGCTCTATTACTACATGGTCTAAATAATTAAAATTATCAAAAAAACTTTTTGTTTTATGCGAAACGTCTATGATTTTTTCATATATGTCATTACCAAAATATTTTATTTTTCCATATTTAATTAATTGATTATTTTCAAAATATGCAAAAGCAAGGCTGTTAGTGCTGGCATCAATAGAGCACAAACTATCAGGTCTACTTGTCAAATTTTTCATAATCTATTATCCCCCTGAGTTCTTTGAGTGCGTTCACAACTTGCTTACTGCTCACTACGCATGAATTGCAAAACTTAGATTGGCTATAAATGCTTATAATTGTTCCG